TAGTTCCTGATTTAGATAATTGGATTTGGAATTATGACAAAAAAGTAACCGAAGTAAGAAAGGAAATTTGGGGATATTAATATGGCAACAATGCAAGAAGAAATGGCTAAGGTAAATTACGCTGAGTGTAATGATTGGGAAAAGAATTTTTATGACGATCAAAAAGATGGAACTTACACACCATCACCAAAACAAATGGGCATTATAAATAAAATGCCTAAACTAACTAATGGTTCAGCACCTTCACAGCCTGATACATCATTTAATCATGGATCAAATGTAAGTGAGCCAACAAGAACAAGTAATGTTGATGACATGATAGATCAGTTAGGTGTTATTGTAAGTAAGTTAGAGAGTAAAGAATGGTATCAAAGATGTCCGGCAGACTCTCAGCAAAAACACGCAACAACAATCTTTTTATCAGCGAGGAAGTAATGAAAGTTAATACTGATAAAATAGAACATATACTGAGAACTAAATATGGTTGGGAAAGATTTCCTCTTGATGAAGATTTAACTAAACCTAAAAAAAAAACAAAGACGAATACATCTACTGGGAAGCAGAAAAATTAAATGTTGATGATCTCAGAAAAATTAAGAGATAGTGAGGATAGTAAAATGTCCTCACCATTTACTGAGGAAGAAGTACGCATATTAAAGAAGATATGTGAGAACCCTATCTTTCATAAGGATAAAGTTTTTGAAGTACAATCTTCACATTTTAAAACAGATCTCAATTACATATTAGAAAAAGTGTGTTTGTTTTATAGAATTAGTGTTGATGAATTTTATAATAAACGAAAAGATAAACACTTAGTTTATGCAAGACGAGATTTTTGTCATTTAGCTTTTAAGAAAACAAAAAAAACTTTAACGCAAATAGGCAACTTTATTAAACGAGATTCTACCACAGTTTTTTATCACATTAAATTAGATCCAGTAAACGAAGATGAAATATTATGAGTAAAACATACAAAGAAAAAAAACGAGAAAAAGAAGAAGATATATTATTTGAATCATTAAATAAAATTTTTGATCTTAATGGTGGAGAGATTCAATTTGATGAACTTGCTCATATAGTTTTAGTTAGAGTAACAAATGAAATGTTAAATGGAAATGAATATCCTATTGATTGGATTAAAAGTAAATATCGTTCAGCTTTAGTTCAATGTTTAAATTATCAAAAAGAAGATATTGATGAAGAAATACAAAAAATAAATCAACAAATAAAAGAAATAAATAAAGATGCAAAAACACACTAAAGTTTTTACGACCTTTTGGAATGATGAGTATACACTTGTTCAATCGTATCAATGCTTTGCTTGTAACAGTTGGGAAGGAGTTGATATTCACCATATATCAGCAAAAGGTTCCGGAGGTTCTAAGTGCAAAGATTACATTGAGAACTTAACTTGTCTTTGTCGTAAGTGTCATAATCTTTGTCATAAGGATAAAGATTTTAACAAAGAAGTAAGAGTAACAACTCTTAGATTAATAGCTGATAAATTAGAAAATGAATATTCATAAATACGATCCTCACATGATTGCTGAGGAAAAGAAACAAGCGATTATAGATTATCGTAAATGTTTTAGGGTTTACAATCAACTTGTAGATCTCAAAGACAAAAAGATTAATCAAAAATATTTAATGTATCGTTTTCAATCAGAGGAAAAAAACTCTGTAGATGATGCGAAAGCTAAGGCTAAGATTAACGAGGAAGTCCAGGAAGTAGTTAAGCAATTAGAAATGGCTGATAAGTTAAAAGATGAGGCCTATGCAGAAATGCAGAGGGTTGAAACAAAGATACAATTTATTTTAGACAGCAACAGTATCAAGAGAGCAGAAATGAAATTGTCAGGATTTGGAACATGATAGTAAAAGTAAAAAGTAAGTATGGAAGTTTAGTAGCTGTGAGAGATAAGTATATTACTAAATGCAAAAAAGAATTTGATGATTTAACAATACAAGTTGAGGGAGAAGAAATGTTAGTACCCTACTCTCAGCTTGATAAACCAATAAAAAGATATTCTGTACCTGATAAGTTTTCAGGAAATATGCACGAATTATTTTATTACCAATGGAAACCAAAAGATGAAAGGCAACAAGAACTATTATGACTAATTTAAAAACAAAGAAAGATTTGGCAGAATACTTTGGAGTACACGAAAAAACTTTACAGAAATGGTTGAATGAATTACAAATAGCCTTTCCTAGTAATTCAAGTTTATTCCGATATGTTGGTAAAAAGCAGTTTTTTACCGAAAACGACTTTGGGGAGATAGTTGAATTATGCTCAGAACATTCAAAAGAAAAGATGGCAAATCGCCATACTACTACATAACAGGCACAGTTAGGTTTGGCAGAAAAGTCAAAACTATCAATGCTGAAAGTACAGGTTGCACAAACAAGGTTGATGCAGAATTTGTATGTACGAAAAGAATACAAGAAATAACAAATGAACTAAAACCTGAGAAGGAAATGACTTATCAGGAGTGTTCACAAAAACTTTTAAATGATCCTATAGAAAGACCAAGTTCTAAAAGAGAATCTATTTATTTACGAGTAGAAAAATATGTAGGTTCTATTTATCTCAATGATTTTACAAATGATATTGTTAGAACGAAAGCAAAAGAAATGTACCCTGTTATTAAACAGTTTACAAAACGCTTTATGGATTATCCATTAGAAGAAAGAATAGAAATATCTAGTAAATATAACACAGTTAATAATTGTTTTATTATGCCTATCTCTAAAGTCTTGCATTATGGAGCAGAGAATAAATGGTGTGGTTATATGAAACTAAAAAGTTTCCCCCAAGTATCATCAAGAGATAAACCAAAAGAAAAATTTACCATTAAAGAAATTAATGCGTGTTTAGATAACTCAGATGATTTTCAAATTAAATTATTGCTTGTTTTTTGCTTTTACACAGCTTGTAGAGTGCAAGAGGCCCTAGAGATACATTGGGATAGAAAAGGCCATTACAACAGGCCTATGATTGATTTAGAGCATAGAAAAATAACACTTTGGGAAAACAAAACACAGAGGTGGAGAACAACATTTATGCACGATAAACTTTATAATTACCTCTCTAAGATTAATGATAGAGAAGGTTATTTATTTGAGTGGAGATCTCTATTAGATAAACAAAAAACAGATCAGAGTATCAAAACTCGTTGGGAAAAAATGTTGTCTAATGCCGGTGTAAGTTTAAATAAAAAACGTCATGCTTGTAGGCATACTCACGCATCTATACTTGGTGACAATGGAGCAAGTGTAGAAAAGATCATGAAGGCTGTAGGTTGGACAAGTGAAAAGACAGCTTTAAATTATATTAACTCCTCGTCAGATGATATTGAGGATATGATAAGTGGATTACCACAATAATCTAACACTTTCTCAACACTTCCTTATTTTCTGGGAGAAATCAGTGGTTGCAACACAACTAATCCTTCTGTATATTCTTAGAAAGAAAGGAAGAAAACAAGAAAAACTAGGAAACTGTGTAGGGGATATGGAAGTTTATGAAAGGCTAAGAACTTACATACTCAACATATTCCCAACACTATTAGAAGGAAAGTTATGATAGAACAATTAACATTTATAGAAGAATTAGAAGAAGTAAAAAAACATAAACATTGTCCAATGATGATAAATGCTATTGATGATTTAATAGTTAAATATAAGTTAATGGTAGAAGAAAATGAGAAAGAATATCAGCCAAGAGAGATAGAGAAAATAGATAGTCCTCTTATATTTCCTGTAAATACTTAATGTTTTTGATTACACCTTTAGGTATTACTTGAGATCTACCATAAATATCATCTTTATCATGTGTATCTTTATCAGCTAATATAACAACTAATTCATCATTTTCTTTATAAAGCCAACCTAGTGAATCTACAGAACAAACTTCAGATTTATCTAGGTCAGCTTTTTCAATCCAACCACCTACAGAATTTTCATTGGTATCTAACCAAGTTACCAAAACCATTTTCATTTTAAGCCTTCATTTGTTTTGCAATCCACATATTTTTAACAAGACTTACTTTCTTGCCAAACTTTTTATCTGCTCTTGCTTTAACATTTTTGTATTTTGTTGAAGATTTATTAAATGGTTTTGGTTTGCCTAAACCTTTTGGTCTGGGTTTATCCCATACATTTTTAGACATTACTTATCTTTTTTTTTCTTTTTATTTTTTTTCTTTTTTTCTTTTTTCTTATTAACTTTTTTCTTCATGCCTCTCATGACGCAATCTCCTATATTGTTTTCGTTTATTGACAGTTGCATCATAATAATCTTTTGGCCAATTATTATAATATCCTGTTTTTGTTAGCTGAGAACTAGCTCTCTCTAACTCATCAAATGGTTGTATTAAAACCATCAGAAACTCGTTATCACTTTCCCAATGTGTATCTTGTAAAAAATCTATTTCTTCTTCGCCATCTTCAGGGTGAAATGGCATTAAGTAAATATCCTGTGGTACATAAACAAAATTTAAAGCGTGTATGTAATTGTGTAGCTCATCAGCATCTATGAACAAATCATTACAAGCAACAATACAAATTTGTTTGTCAGTATTTTTAAAGTTGTTAGCTTGATTAATAACTTCTTCTAATAAAGTATTGCTATCATTGTGTTCAATAATAGATACTTTGTTATCTATCCTAGATTTTTTTGCGTAAGGACAAACAGGTAAATTATTAATGTGCTTGTTAGGTTGTTCTAAGAAATCTTTTGACCAGGAGAGTATATCTTCTGTTATACTTCTCACTAACAGTTCCACATTCTGCGACTCCAATAGTTAGCAGATAGTTTATTATTCTTTCCTTTAATACCACCAGATCTTGCACAATAAGATTTTTTTCTAGCAGGATTATTTTTCTTAATAGTCATATTAGGATCACCGAAGTTAATCTTTTTGACTTTATCTCCATCTTTAACAAAGACTTTAAACTTCTTAACATCACCTCTCATTGGCTTGTTAAGTTTAACAGTTTTACCTTGATATGTTGCCATCTTGAATTACTGCCTCCTTAACTGTTTCTACTGTTGATTGTGATTTCATGTTTTCTTGTCGTAATAACATTTTAGTATTGTAGGCTTTTTCTAACCTATCTAATAAGAAAACATTTTGTTTTTTTAGTTCTTTATTTTCTTTTTCTAATTTACTCATTACTTATCTCGTTGAACATTCTTAATTTTTTCTACAGTTCTAAGAGTTGCCATTCCGAGAGTAGCAAGTGTAAGTTCCATCATGACATCTGTTGGAATATCTATTTTATCCATCTCTGGTAAAAAAAATTCTACTGTTGGTGCTACCAGGAAGGCATAAGCCAAACCAATACCACATACCCATTGAATGAAGGGCCTAGCTCCTGCAACAAACAATGATTTAGATTTTGCTTGTGCAATATTAATATCTATTTGTTTTTCTTTTAGTTTTGCTTCAATTTTTTCTAAAGTTATTTCGGCTTGTCTTTTTTCTTCAGGACTATCATAAAGTTCATCAACAACTTTTAATCCTGTTTCTAAAAGACCACCACCTTTGCCACCTAAAATTCCTGTCAGTAATCCTAACATAGTACATCTCCTACTTGTTCGTAGTAGATAACTAAGTTACAAAATTCTATGACAACTAATGCTGTTAATAGTATTGTAATTATAATTTTCATAAAAATTTTACCTTTCAATTTTTGGCAGAAAATCCTGTGGATAAAAAAAATCACCCCAAGCAAACTGCCATGTTGCGAGGAACAAAATTAAAAAAAACATATCAAAAAATGGGAGAAAGCTTTTTTTTTATTTTTTTTTTTTAGTTGCCTACTTAAAGCAACCTCTTAATTTTTGAGGAGTTGCCGTTGAGGTTTACAAATTTCAAAAACCCAATTTGATATAGTTACTTATAAATTAATTTTTATTAATTTATGTACTGAAAGAATCTTACATTAGTTTCAATTAGGTACTGCTCTTTTAAAAGTGAATATGACTCTTAACCGAAAGCGAGTAACTTATGAAAAAAGAAAAACATTATAAATACTTAGGATTAATTTTAATTAATGGTGGCTCATCATTTTATCATGATGATACTATTGGTAAAGTTGCAATTAATACAGTTAAACAATGCAAACAAGACTGGGATCATCTTGATTTCAAAGATCATGTTTTTTCTGTTTATGTTTATGACATTTCAAAATTTAATGATGGTTGGATATTTGATTATCAATTAGGCATGAGATGTCCAAAAACAAAAAAACCAATTAAATTATTAAAAGAGGTTTTTGCTGTATGAAAAAATTTAAATATGAACCATCAGTTACATTCAGAGTTCAATTTGATAAATTTGTTTTCAATGAAGAACAAAATGAATGGGATTATAAACAAACATATTATGAAACACTTGATTTTTTTGATGTGTTTTTTCAAAAAGAACAACTTGGTAAAAATATCAAAAGTCTAATTAAAAGAAATATTATTAAATTTGAAGATGATATTGATAAAGACAAATTAGATTGGAACGATTTTGACGAGTTGTTATAAAATCAGATAAGTTGATTAATTAACTCAGAGTCATATTCCTTTTAAAGATCTCTCATTAATAAACTTAGCCAAGAAGCTCTACGAGGAGTTTGATTGGCCCATTTACTATCCATCATGCTATCACTAGCCAGGACATAGTTTTGATCTTCTAAGTTCATTTTAAGGTTTTTAAATTGATGTATGCTACTTCCCATTTGGTAAGCCATTTCAATTATGATGGTAAAAGCCTCAAACTTTATTTTATCTTTATCAATAAAATGGGTGGCTTGATTTAAAGCCTGTTCAAAATCTTTTTCAAATAAAAGATCCCAACCTTCTTTGGTTGTTGGTACTTCTTCGTTTTTACTTAACTTATGGCCATAACCACCAGTTAAAAAATCTTCTTTTACTTTCTTACCATCTTTTGTTTTATAAGACAGTTGATAAGGTTCTAATTTAAAACCTTCATGTTGTTTAATTCTATCTTTTAATTCTTCGTACATTGTATTAACTTCTCCAAATACCATTTAGCTTTTTTAAGATCTTCAATTCCATTCTTCTCTTTGTAGCGAGTGACATATTTAATAATGTTACCTTCTAAAAAATTCATGTCGTATTCAATAATGTAGTCAGTTACTTCTATTTTTTTCCTGTAGTAAGGAGGATTAATTTTATCCATTACACCTCACCTGTCCAGGTAGAATCTTTCATAGGCATACTATGAATTTGAGGCTGTGAGTTAATGATGCTACCTACTGATATGATTGGTCTTTTAATAAAGTTTTTGCCATACTTAAAGGCTTCGTGTTTGGGATCAATAGAACAACCTACACACATAGCAAAGTTTAAAGCTGTTGGACTAGACCAATACTCTACACTTGATTTTGTATGTTGATGGCCCACACATAAAGATAGGCCAAGTTCTTTTGCACTAGATAAAGCATTAGACTTAAAATGATGGGTAAAGAATACTTTGTTTTTATTTGGAAGATCTACAATAAGTTTATCGTGCCAAGTCCATTTCCATTTAGGATCTATGTCTAGTATTTGATTTATTTCTTTGAGAAAAGAATTTGGTATAGCTGACTTCTCTGCTATTTTTTGTATGCGTATATCATGATTACCCCACATGATTGGCATAGGACAATTAAATATTTTTCTAAGTTGCTTAATATGTTTTTTAGCATCTTCTATTTCGTATTTAATGTTTGGTAACTCTGCACTATGTAAGTGTTGAGAGATACTATGAAAATCTACAAGATCTCCAATGTGTACTACTAAAGTTGGTTTTAACTTATCTCTAAGTTTTTTTATCCATTTAAAATATTCTTTCTTAACATAAGGAAAGTGTGTATCAGAAAGAACCAGGATAGATTTTGTATTCATCTATAGTCCTTTAGTTGAGGTTAAGATTGGCCTCCGAGTAGTTTAACAAATACCCAAATAGCTGATAGTATTCCCCCAATAAATAACATAGTTCTAATAGCACCTTTACCAGTTGCCATTTCTTCTTTAAGTTTAATTACTTCTTGTCTGTTTTCTTTTACTTCAGATTTTATTTCATCTAAAGCCTTACAAATTTGTGAGTATTCTTTATCCCAATTACTCATTTCTTTTTCCACACAATAGATAAAATAATTATTAATATTATTAAATTTAAAGCTGATATATCGTTAGTTAATAAGTGTCCTATACTACTTTGCATTGGCATCTGTTTTTTCCTTTAGTTTAATTCCCTTACATTTTTTTCTGATGTCTTTAAAATCATCAGAAAGTTCTAATTCCTGGTAGCGACCACATAGCTTTAAAAGTTCAAGTTGTTGTTTTAGTCTTTCATTTTCTAAAGTTAGATTAATAGACTCTTTTGTGCAGGTAGATTGTAATGGATAAGTAAATCGTATGCCTACTTTACCACTATCAGAAAAGTAATCTGAACTACTGCTCATGCGTTGATCGTAGTCTTGTCTATCTAGTTCAGTATAAAATTCTATTCTTCCTCTTTCACAGCTAGTGTAACTATTTAAATATTCATTAACTGCTTGTGTCTGACTTGTAATAGCAGAAACTATGAGTATAAAACTCAATACTAAAAATAAAGTTCGCATTAGTACCCACCACTTAATTTTCTCTCTAACTCTTTCATTTCATAACCAACATCTCTTAAACTTGTTGTGTTAGTTCTAACTGCTTCTTCTAATGCCCTAACTTCTGCTTCAGAAGCCATACTATAAGAAGCATCACGCAAAGCATTTACAACTCCTTCAATTCTACCAACCCAAGCTGAGAATGAAGCTAGTTCTTTTGTTAGTTCTTCTCTTGCCTCAGTATAAGCAGATGTATTTCTATTTGTTTTTTCAGTATAAATTTGATGTATGCTTTCTATATCTTTACGAAGCATCATAATTTCTTTTGTTGAGTTATCTATCTGTGTTGTTAGTTTATTTGTATAAGTAAAACCTCCATACAAAGAAGCTAGGAGAGTTAATATTAATGGTACACTTGCAATATATTTAAACATTAGCCTTCAAATCCCCCATCTAATTCTAATCTTAATGATTTAATTCTGTATTTATTTTCTAAGATTTCTTGTTGAAGTTCCAAAACATTTTGATCTTCTTGAATAATTGTAATTTCTTTTTTGAGTAATTCAAAGTCAGAGAATACTTTTCCGAGAATGAATATATTGCCAGATAAAGCACTAATTACACCACTTACTATAAGTATGTTTTTTAACGAAAGTTCTATATTCATTTACCACAAGTACACTTTCCATCTTCGCAACAAGGATTAATCATTGACTATCAGCCAATCTTATAAATGTAAAAGTAGTTTTATTTTCATTTGTACCAGATTGTAACCTCGTATCACCAGAAGCAACATCTGCAAGAGTAAATTTTACACGAAAATTAGTAGCGTTAGTTACATTTACCATGCAAGTTGATGATGTTCCAAAATTAGTAAAATTATTAGTTGCTTTTCCGCCTCTTGCTATTGCTGTTTGGTCGTAAGCACC